GGAGTGTTGACAACTTCAAAAGGTGTTGATTTATTAGATGAAAAGGTTTCACGTGGAACAAATGTTTACATAATATCGGCAAGGCACGATGACAAATCAATGAAGGAATTTGCTCAAAAGCACGGAGTTAATTTAAGAAATGTTTATGCTACTGGAAGCAATAAAGCAAAGATTGAAAAAGTTAAAGAATTAGGAGTTTCAACTCACTACGATAATAACATTGATGTAGTTAAAGAATTAGGAAGTATCGGAAACAAGTTTCAAACTACAATGGGATTTGCTATTACAAACGAAGATGACCACATTATTTCAGGTCCATTGATGTTGGCAGATGAATTAATTTATCGCAATAATGACCTATTCGGAGAACACTACGTTAAATTCACGGCTGAAACAATTAAGTCAATAGCAGTTAAATTTGCTAAAAAGAAGTTTCAGAATCACGTTAATTTAATGCACGATTCAAATCAAATAGTTGATGGATGCACAATGTTTGAAAGCTTTATAGTAGATAAGAAAAGAGGAATCTTACCAATGGTTGGATTTGAAGATGTTGCTGATGGAAGCTGGTTTGGAAGTTTCTATGTTGAGAATCCTGATGTATGGAATCAAATAAAAAGTGGTGAATTGAAAGGGTTTTCAGTAGAAGGATTGTTTGATTATGAAGCACCTGAAACACCTGAAGAACAAGCACTTAAAAAAATATCTAAACTTTTAAATGAAATAATCATTAATTAAACACATATTATATTATGAACGCAAAAGAAATAATTGAAAAATTGAGATTAACGTTTAACGAATTAGTTAATAACGCTGCTGCTCCTTCTGAAGTTGCTCCTTCTGTTCCTGAAATGGTTGTGCCTACAAAGGCAAAACTTGCTGACGGAACTGAAATTGAAATTACTGAAATGGCAGTTGGTGGTGTAGTTAGCATTCAAGGTCAACCAGCTCCAGTAGGAGATTTAACTTTGGAAGATGGAACAGTTTTATCAGTAGGAGATAATGGTGCAATCGTTAGCATCGTTTCTGCTGATGGAAGTGAGCCAACTATGGTTGAAGATATGAAAAAGGCAATGGATAAGAAAATGGGTATGGAAGAAGTATTCGCTGCTTTTGAAACTTCAACTAACGAAAAGTTTTCTTCTTATGAGCAAAAGTTTTCTGACTACGAAGCAAGATTTGAAAGTTATGAAACACGTCTTGCAACTGCAACAAAAGTAATTGACGGATTGTTGAACTTAACTCAAACTTTGGCAGATGCTCCAACTGGAGTTCCTGACCAATCTATAAAAACAAATAACAATTTTAAACAAGAAAAGAAAACGTCTTACGATATTCTTTTTAGTTAATAACCCTTAAAAATTAAATAAAATGGCATTAGCATTCTCTGGTTTAAGTGCATATACAAAGCAACTTGTAAAACCCCTTTTGACTTCAGCAGTATTTGAAGCAAAAACTCAACAAATGATTAAAGATGGTGGTATCATCATCCCTAACGCAAAAAGCGTAGTAGCTATTCCTCTAATGGATACTGATGCTGTTTTCGCTGCTGATTCTTGTAGCTTTGACGCTTCAGGTACAACTACTTTCTCTCAACGTTCTATTACTGTTGGTAAGATTAAAGTTGAAGAAAAAATTTGTCCTAAAGATTTGGAAGCTTACTTTACTCAAGAAGCATTAAAAGCTGGTAGTACTTACGAAGATTTCGGAAACGCTGACTTCCAAGCTGCTTATCTTGCAAAGAAAAACTTGCGTATCGCTGCTCAATTAGAAACAGCTTTATGGCAAGGTGATGCTACTGGAGCAACTGCAAACACAAACAAATTTGATGGTTTGCAAAAATTAATCGCTGCTGGTAGTCCAATAGATGCAAACGTTTCAGGTTATACTGGAGTTGCTACTATCACAACTATTACTGCTTCTAACGTTATCGCTGCAACTGAAGGTATCTACAAAGCAATTCCTGCTGCTGTACTTTCTAAAGGTGATGTAAAGATTTTCGTAGGTAATGACTGGTATCGTTTATTGATTCTTGCTTACAGAGCATTAAATATGTTCTCTTACAACCCACAAGATTCACAAGCTTCTTCTTTCATTCTTCCAGCTACTAACGTAGAAGTTGTTAGCGTAAATGGTTTGAATACAACTGGAGATGCTTACGCTATCAGTTTGTCAAACATCGCTATGGCAGTTGATTTGGTTGATGAAGAAAACAACTACAAAATGTGGTATTCAGAAGATAACAATGATGTTAGATTCCGTGTAGCTTTCAAAATGGGAGTGAACGTAGCTTACACAAATGAGTGTGTGAAGTTTGTAGCTGCTATCTAATTAAAAATAAATTAATAACTCAAAAGGGTGGTGAAATAAACACCACCTTTTTTTAAAACTTAAAATTATGGCTTGTGCAATTACTTCAGGTTATGCAATATCTTGTCGTGAGTCAATCGGTGGTGTAGAAACAATTTGGCTTATAGAGAATAGCAACCTATATGACGCTTCAGGTAACTCAACTGTTACTTCTGCAAGTGGTACAGTTACTGCTTTGAATAAAGTAACTGGTAAAAAATTCTACAAATATGAAGTTCCAAGAGGTGTGGCAGTTGCTTCAAACTCTTTGACTGCTTCTTCTGAAAATGGAACAGTATTCTTTACTCACGAAATTAGCTTTCCTTTAAACGATAGAAGTGCTACAACAAGAAATATCGTTACAACTTTAGCTAAAAATAGATGTACTTTTGTAACTAAAGAAATGGATGGTACTTTCAGATTGTATGGTGTTGGATTCGGTTTGTTTATGGATTCATCAGAAGCTGGAAGTGGAACTGCTGCTGGAGATAGAAACGGATATATGTTGAAGTTTTCTTCAATGGAAAAAGATGATTTCTTGGTAGTTCCAGCGAACATTGCTGCTACTTTAGAAAACAACGGAACTGCTTAATTAGTAACTTTGTAAAAATAGAGAACTCCGACCGATTAAAAAGTCGGAGTTTTTTTGATTATGATAAACCTTTATAGAAGTACAAATACTGAAATATTTTGCACTCCGTTAGAAAATACGGATAGTGATTATTCAATTTTTTACTTTAAATTTACAAGTCGTTTAACACAAAATATTGTTGAATGTTGGTTAGTGAATTTGAGTTTAAGTGCAAGATACCAGCAATTTGAAATATTAGTGAATGACTATTTTGCAAATGAAGAAGATGGTTTTTATACTTATGAAATTAAAGGTGCAGATGATTACGATGTTGTTCCAACTGGATACGTTTTAGAAAGTGGATATATGAATTTACATCCAGCTTCTAATTTTGTGCCTGAATATTATAACGAACAAGTAAACAATTTTAAGACCTACAATGGACAATAATTTATACAAACATATCGTTCTACAATTTGACCAAGCTCAACAACCGAGATTTGAGGAAAAGAAAAATAAGAACTATGTAGAGTTCGGTCAACATAATGATTACCCTGACTACTTGCTTAATCTTTACAATGAAAGTCCAAAGCACGGTGGTATCATTAAAGGAAAATGTACTTATATCTATGGAAAAGGTTTTGAAAAAGCTGGTAATGCAAATACTTCAGGCGAAAGTTGGAATGATATTTTAAGAAAAGTTATTAAGGACGATGAATTATATCGTGGTGTTTATTTTCAGGTTATATGGAATCGTGCAAAACAAGTAAGCGAAGTTTATCATATTGAATTTCACAAGGTAAGAGTAAGTAAAGATTTGCTTAAATTTCACGTAAAGAATGATTGGTGTGATTTAAAAGAGAAGGCGAGAGAGTATGATGCTTTCAATCCTAACAATCCTTACGGAAGCCAAATCTTATATTATAAAGAATACAATCCTTCAAGTGATGTTTACCCTTTACCTTATTACTTCCAAGGTTTAAATTACATTGAATCAGACATTCAGGTTTCAAGACACATTCTTGGAATGGCGAAAAATCAGTTTGTAGGAAGCAAACTTATCCAGTTAAATAATGGCGACCCTATTGGAGAGGAATTTAAAGGGGAAGTTGAAAGAGGTTTATTAAAGAAATTTGCACATCACGAAGGGCAAAGGACCGTGATAATGTTCAATAAGTCAAAAGAGAATAGTGCCGATATTCAAGATTTAGGTGCTTCATCATTGACTAAAGAAGATTTTACAAACGTTAATAATTTAATTCAGCAAGAAATATTTGCTTGTCATTCAATTACAAGTCCAGTTTTATTTGGTATTTCTACGGCTGGAAGTTTAGGTCAGCGTAATGAAATTCGTGATGCTTACGAAGTGTTTTCAAATACTTATGTAAATTCAAGACAACAAGAACTTGAAGTTATCTTCACTAAATTAAGAAATTTAAAAGGAGAGCAAGGAGAGTTCAAAATCGTTCCTATTGAGCCATTAAAATTTGAATTTACTGAAAATATTATCGCAGCGAATTTGACTCAAGATGAGATTCGTGCTTTAATGGGCAAAGAGCCACTTCAAGCAAATCAGGTAACTTCTGACGGAAGCGTTGCAGTTAAAAGTGAAGTTCAGGTTGATGCAAATCCTTATGTAAATGAAACTCCAAATGAATCTTTAAAGAATCTTACCGGTAGGCAACATCAAAACGTGATGCGTATTGTAAGACAATTCACACAAGGAAAACTTACAAAGGCACAAGCGAGTTTAATGCTAAAGAATGGGTTTGGATTTACCGATAAAGACGTGAATGACTTTTTAGGAATAGATGATGACCCTTTAACTCACGATGAAATATCTAAATTTTCAATAGATTACGATAACCAACTTTTTGAAGCATTTGCTGAAAGTGGTGATAGTTTAAATGATTTTGAAATATTATCACAAAAATCATATAAAGACAAGTTTGCTGACGTTGCTAATTTAACGTCATTAGAAGCGAAAATTTTGGGTTTAATTGAGAATCAGAAGAATATATCCAACGAAACAATTTCAAAGGTTTTAAAGGAAGATATAAGCGTTATAGAGCCAATCGTTAAGGATTTAATAGATAGCAATATAATAAAAGAAAAAATTATTAAGATTGGTCCTGATGAATCTTTAGAAAGGACACTTCAAAAGCCATTAAGTGAATTGGTTAAAAAACAACCAACAACAACTGAATTAATGATTCGTTACACTTATGCTTG